ATCTGAGACAAGAATTATTGCAGGCTATACAGATGTCGTAAAAAGTGCCAATCAAAGCATTGGCAGCCAGCAAACTTTTACTTACAATTTCCCAGCAGATTTTAAATTTGCACCAATTGTAACTGCCACACCAGTAAATATTGGAGCAACTGAAGCAGGTAAAAATGTTTCAGTTGTAATTAAATCTATAACCACTTCTAAGGTGGATGGAGTTGTAAACTTTAATTCAACTGGAGATGTATCAATTGGCGTTAATTTAATTATCGTCGGCATACCTAATTAATGATAAAGTGCAAAAAATGCAAAAGAAATATGATGATAGACAGAGTTTACAACTCAGTTTCTCATTTAGAGATATACTGTTTCAACTGTGGATCAAGAAAATTTTTTCATCCACCTTCAGATTCTGAGGAAGGTACATGGCTGTTAAAAAAGGAAATAGAACGAGCGAAGATTACAATAGCGCCCCTGTAATTTCTGGAAATAAAAAAGTTTGGTTCTTGAATGGTGATTTAGTAAGAGTTTATCATCTAAATAAATCTAATGGAATTATGTCTGTCTACAATATTACAAAAGATCAGATTGAAAGTTGTTTGATAAATGATTTTAAAAATAAAAGAGAAAGAGCGTACACCGTCGGAGAAACAGCAGATCTTGTTAATAGGCATAAAAAATATATGCCCTCGTTAATGAAACGTGGTATTATACCGTTTCCAACTGGATCACAAAAAGGTGGAGCAAGAGGTTGGCAGGTTAGATCTTATTATTCTGAGTCGCAAGTAAAAGATATACGTGATATACTAGCAACATATCATATTGGCAGACCACGCAAAGATAAATTAATAACAAACGATATAACTCCCACAAAGGCTGAGTTGACACGAAGAATGGGTGATGGTATACTTACATATACGAGAACTGAAGACGGTAGATTTATACCGATTTGGTCAGAATCAATTTAGCAGAAGGGTATGAAATGGAAGATACAAAAGTATCTGTAACACTTGGATATACATTAAATCTTGGAAATTTTCAGTCACTTAGATTAGATTTAGGCGTAACAGATTCAAAGCGTGATGGAGAAAATACTGATCAAGCATTTGAGCGTGTATACAAGTTTGTTGAAGAAAAACTAACTAATAAAATTACAGAAGCCAAAGCGGAACTAGAAGAAAGCGAATAGTGTGACCGAAAAACAACAGCGCATGGCTCTGTTGAGTAGGTTTGATAAACACTATAAGTTTAAACTGGGTCAAGCGCCATCTTACAATAAATGGGTAGAGCAGTGGTCTGCAAATGCATTAATAGAATCATACACTCTTCCAGTTTGTTATGACCTATTAGAATATTATTTTGAAATTACTGAAAATCCTACATGGAATCATTTTGCATATATAGCACATGATATACTTGAAAGAAAACAAGAGCAAGAAAAAGATTTAATTGATAGGTCGCAGCGTAGAAAAATGGCAAAGGAGTGGCTGAGTGAATAATACAGAATCAAAGTTAATCTCAGCCGTATTACAAGATAAACAGGCACACGTATTATTACAGGCAAATGTTGAAAGTATATTAACTACACATGTTGATGTTTGGCAGTTTGTTAGAAAGTACTATGAGCATAATTCTACAGTTCCACCTACAGAATTAGTCGTAGAAAAGTTTAGAGACTTTGAACCCATCGCTGGAGTAGGATCTACCAAACACCACCTTGAAGAGTTGCAGGTAGAGTATCTTTCTAATAGCCTAAAAGATATTATTAGATCTGCTGCAACTGATATTCAGAGCGGATCTACTGTTGATGCACTAGAAACCCTTATAGCAAAGACTGCAGAACTTAGAAAAAATACAGCAGCCATTCGTGATATTGATGTAACCGATTTAGATTCAGCAGTTGCATATTTTGAAAACTTAAAGAAGCAACAAGAGGCAGGAGCAATAGGAATTAAAACAGGTCTGCCAGGATTTGATAATTATCTGCCCTCTGGGATCATGCCAGGGCAATTAGGAGTCTTCCTTGCATATCCAGGCATAGGAAAGTCATGGTTGTCTCTCTATTTCGCTGTACAGGCCTGGAAACAGGGTCGTAGCCCAATGATCATAAGTCTCGAAATGTCTGAAGTTGAAGTTCGTAATCGTGTATTTGCCATCATGGGCGAAGGCATTTGGTCTCATCGTAAACTAAGCGCTGGACAAGTTGAAATGGATATGTTGAAGTCTTGGCATACAAAGCATGTACAGGGTAGACCAGAGTTTCATATTATTTCAAACGATACAGGTGGAGATATTACACCACTAGTTCTTCGTGGGAAGATTGATCAGTATAAGCCTGACTTTGTTATCGTTGACTATTTACAGTTAATGTCTCCAAACCAAAAGTCAGATAATGAAACTGTTCGTATGAAAAATCTTTCTCGTGAATTAAAGTTAATGGCAATTTCTGAAGAGGTACCTATTATTGCAATTTCTTCTGCTACCCCAGATGATGTAACTAAACTTGAAACCGTCCCAACTCTGGGTCAAACAGCATGGTCAAGACAGATTGCCTACGATGCTGACTGGGTTTTGGCTCTTGGTCGAGGCACTAATAGTGATATTATTGAATGTGTATTTAGAAAGAACCGTAATGGTTTTATGGGCGAATTCTTAGTACAGGCTGATTTTGACAAAGGATATTACAGATATAAGGATTATGAAGATAAGTCAGTATAATATGCTCCATGGAGATATTTCAACACAAGCCTATAAAAAGGTTTGGCTTGGACGGGATCATTAATGATGACTCTGCCATATACAGATTACAGCAAGAATATATCAGATTACTGGTATCAGAAATGCGACTATCTGGTTATGCCCCAAGATTTGACATTGATCCACAGTTTACACTATCATACAACGAAACAAAAAATTACTTTGAATTTACATTAAGCGTATACGGTATATATATAGGGAGAAAAAAAGCAGAATGGATATTAGGGATAGACGGAGTCAGACCAATCTATATACAGCCAGTCAAATCAAGAGAGTACTCTCGGGATCTGGCGTAACTATAGAAAAAGAAGCAGAGTCTGAGTATATAGTATTTTGTCCATTTCATGCCAATCACCGTACCCCTGCTGGAGAAATAAATAAATTCAGTGGATTATTTTTTTGTTTCTCATGTAGTAAGACGGCAGACCTAATAGAACTTGTAATGCATTTTTCTAATAGAACATATTTTGAGGCTGTTAGATTTATTAAAAGCAAAGAAGTTGAAACAGATATTTTATCTGAGATTAATAATAAGTTAGTTAAAAAAGAAGAATGGACAGAGTTTGATATGTCTGTCATTGATAGGCTACATGAGCAGGCTCTTACTTCTGAAAGAGCAAAAGAATATTTTATTAAAAGAAAGATTAGCAAAGAATCTGTTGTTAAGTTTAAACTAGGATATTCTGAAAATCAAGATATGATTTCTATACCAGTTTATAATCATGAAGGCTTATGTGTCGGTTTTGTTGCAAGATCAATTGAAGGCAAAGATTTTAAAAATACTCCAGGCTTACCAAAATCAAAATTACTTTTTAATCTTAATAGTGTTAAAACTGCAAGTAAGGTTTATGTTGTAGAATCTTCTTTTGATGCAATTAGATTAGATCAAGTAGGAATGCCAGCAGTTGCTACGCTTGGCGCAAACATATCTTCAAAGCAAATAGAGTTATTGGGAAAATATTTTAGCGATATATTTCTAATAGCAGACAACGACGAGGCTGGGGCAAAAATGGCATCTAAAATGGTAGAGTCCTTGTCTCATAGAGTATCAATTATAAAACTTGACACTAAATATAAAGATATTGGAGATATGGAAGATTCTGATATAATTAAGTTAGATGTTAATTTTGAGTCATCAATATTAGGAGTTTTGTCATGAGTTTAAAAAATAAAAGACACATGCAGTGGTGGATTGCTATTAAAACTATGTTTAATAAGTCTTATTGGAATAAACCAAATACTGTAGAGTTTTTTGCTTCTATTATATTTCCAGGCCTTATTTTTGGAAAACAATTTTGGTGGTTATTTATTTTTGCTTTAGTTTCAAGCCTAGCACTAATTTGGTCTTCAACAGTAAAAACTTTACCTACCATTATTTGGTTTAACATACTTTGGTGTATACTAGCAACAACTGCAATACTAAAACATTTTGGTATTGTATTATAACTTTATACTTGACAAAAATATATATATAGGATATACTTAAATAACACTAACAAAGGAGAAAATGATGAGCGTTATTAAGGGACTAAAAAATATCAACGCCCTGCTCGATAAGAAAACAGATGAAAGCGGACCAAAGGTTCGCTGGTTAAAGTTGGCTGATGGACAAGCAGTTAAGATTCGATTCATTGAAGAATTGGATGAAGATTCTGCAAATTATAATGACAAGCGTGGTCTTGCCCTTGTTGTCAAAGAACATACAAATCCGAAAGACTATAAGCGTAAGGCTGTAGATACTATGGATACAGAAGGCCGTGACTGGGCTGAAGAAATGTATCGTAAAGATCCAAAAGGAAATAGCGGATGGCGTGGACGTCTTCGCTTTTACTGCAACGTACTTGTAGATGATGGTATTGAGGACAAGCCTTATGTTGCCATTTGGTCTATGGGCGTAAGCAAGCAATCTGCATTTAATACAATTCGTGAGTATGCCCTTGAAACAGGAAGTATCTCAAATCTAACATGGAAACTAAAGCGTAATGGTCAGGGAACTGAAACATCATACACTTTAATTCCTTCTGCTCCAGATAAGGAGCCATTTAAGTGGGAAGACATTGAGCCATATCCTCTAGAGAAAGCGCTTCGTCGAGTTCCATATGCGGAACAGGAAGCATTCTATCTTGGGTTTGATTCTCCATCTACAACATCAGCGACGAATATCGACTGGTAGTAGATGAATTACGTTCCATTACATTTACATACTCACTTTTCACTATTCGATGGTATTGGGTTGCCATCTGAATATGTTGAACGTGCTACAAAGTTGGGTATGCCTGCAATAGCGATTACTGACCATGGCTCCCTTTCTGGCCACAGAGAAATGTATCGTGTTGCTAAGTCTAATGGGATAAAACCAATTCTTGGCATAGAAGGATATATGTGTGAAGATAGATTTGATCAGCGAGATAAGGCAGATCGAACAACTCCACTAGATATGGTTTATAACCATATTATCCTTCTTGCTAAGAATCAGGTAGGTTTAGAAAACCTTAATAAGTTAAATGAGATAGCATGGACAGAAGGTTATTATAAAAAACCACGCATTGATTTTGAAGTGCTATCTAAATATAAAGAAGGCATTATAGTTTCTTCGGCATGCCCAAGTGGAATTATTGCTAAGTCTATTGAACTTGAAGAACTTGGAATGGCAAAGAAATATATTAAGTGGTTTAAAGAACAGTTTGGCGATGACTATTATTTAGAGGTTATGCCACATAATGATGAATCAATCAATAGAAACATTTTATTGTTGGCAGACGAGTTTGGTGTTAAGCCAATCGTAACTCCAGACTGCCACCATGTTGATCAGTCTCAGAGAGAGATTCAAGAACTAAAACTTATTCTTAATACCTACGCAAATAAAATTCAAAAAGATGCTACATATGAAAAGTCCAAAAAGCAGGGGGACTTGATGAAGCGTCTTGATTACCTCTATGGTGCAGATAGACAGATGTCTTTTAATAAGTTTGATATTCATCTT